GAGAGAAACCGTGCCCGTCAAATCACAGAATGATGTGGCGAGTGTGGCTTGTGTCCCAAGGACAGAGGAACCATCCGTTCAATTGCCAACTGAAATCTTTGCCCAATTCATAGACATGTTCATGATGATGGAAGAGCAACGAAAATGGGATTGTGATGAGAAGTGTAAAATCAGGAAGAAAATGTGGCAGCCGGGTGAAGATTACTACCCGCCGAAACCATAAATAAAGACATGGTGACTCTCACTGAAAGTGCAAAGAAGTATATGAAAAGTGTTATCTTGAATGGCGACCATGTATCCCTAAGTGTTAGGGGTGGTGGCTGTTCGGGGTTCCAGTATGTGTGGGGATTAAGATATGATCATCCAGAGGTTAAATGGTCAGACCCGATAGAAGATGTATTGGTGGTTGACCCTCTTGCAGAGATGTATTTGATGGGTAGTCAGATAGATTATGTAACAGAATTAGGCGGTTCATACCTTGCCGTAAAGAACCCCGTGCAAACCAGTTCATGCGGTTGCGGGGAAAGTTTTGGAGTATAACTATGTATGAATATAGTTGCAAAATCGTAAGAGTGGTGGATGGTGATACAGTGGATGTTGATATTGACCTTGGGTTTGGCATGTGGATGCACAAGGAGCGCATCCGATTGCATGGTATTGATACACCAGAGAGTAGAACAAGAGATTCTATTGAGAAGAAATTTGGTTTTCTTGCAAAGGAAATGATTGAGTCATTTCTTCCTGTCGGGTCCATACAAACATTAGTTACGGTAAAGGATAAGGCCGGTAAGTTTGGTAGGATACTGGGTAAGTTCAAGATATACGATGGAAAAGAAGACAGGCAAACAACCATAAATGAATGGATGATTGAGAACCACTATGCTGTAGCATATCTTGGCCAATCTAAAGAATCCATTGCGTCTGGACATCTTATTAACTATGAAAAGGTAATTGAAAATGTTGATCTCACTGAGAATGAGCTTGCTTTGTACATTAATAGTCGCTCTTAGTGGTTGTCTGCCAGTCACTATTGTGGGTGGTGTCATAGGCATTAGTGACTCGATAGGAAAAAATCGAAGGATGGATAGAATTGAGTTGAGAATTGATGCATTAGAGAAATCTAAAGATGTGGCAGAACATAAGCCATATGTTCCATCATACCACAATATGAATCTGATGACACAACACAATACGGATTTGCTTGGAATAAACTATAAAGGAAAATAAAAAAAATGGAACCGAATTGGAGCAAATTGTGGGACACCCCACAACGAAAGATATGCACGAAACAAGAGGTCACTGATAAGTTGAACTCACTAGAAGAAACTGGTGAGAATTATTACTTTGAATATATATCCAGTGATTCTTGGGGTGCTAATACAGATGAAGCATATATAAAGATTAAGAAGAGAATTGCTGTAGACTAAAAATTGGGCTTTGTTATGGATAATATGATAAGAGTTTATGAGAATGTTCTTAGTCAAGAATTTTGTCAGAAGCTAATAGACAAATTTGAAGATACAGACGAAAAAACTGTTTGGAATGATTACAGGAAATTTTCAGACACGCTTCTTTTAGACAACCCAGAATACTGGAAGGATGAGATTCCAGTGTGCTTGGATGCGTTCACTCAAATAATTCAAAAATATAAAAATGACCTTCCTTGGCCTGACCAGCACAAAAAACTATTCCCAGAAGAATATGCTCTTGAGGGCATCAAACTAAAAAAATACTCACCCAATGATGTGGATGAGTTTCCCTGGCACACAGATGTTACAGCAAGAGAAACTGCTATGAGGTTTCTTGCGTTTTTTATCTACCTTGATGACAACGATGCTGGTGAGACGGAGTTTATTGAAAACACTATATCAACGATGTCAGTGAAATGCATTGGTGGTAGAGCAATAGTGTTTCCGCCAATGTTTCCTTGGGTTCATTGTGGCAGAAAACCTGTGAACAAACCAAAATATCTATTACAAAGCTACCTTCACTACACATTACCAATCAATAAACCAACGAAGTCTGAATCAGAAATGCTGGTTAGACAAAGAGGACAATAGAGATGGAAGGAAAATATACATTTGTTGTAAAAGAGGACGATGATAATGTGTCTGTCTGCATAACTGATGGTGGCAAATATCATGGTGTTGTCTATAAGTATGGAGTGGTGAGTGTTGCAGAGGAAGAAAATCCAGATGGAACCTTGCCATTTCGTTTTGAGTATGATATAGTAGACAACTATAATGTGCCAAAGGAAGAGTTCAATGATGAGTTTTTTAATCTCATTGGCGACATTTTGGTTCATATTATTGAGAATCAAGAAGAGGGTGTGAATGACAACGATTAAATAAAAATAACACTTGACAAACCTACTGAATGATGCGATAATGTGTATAGTGAGAAAACAAAGAGGTTGTTATGAAAAGTACCATTTCAAGTGAAATGAAAGAAAAATTCTTTAATGAAGGTAATGTGCTACCAGAATGTGTTAATCATGGATGTAGCCGGAAAGTTTTGGTACGAGAGTGGAAATATTGGTCATTTAAAAGTGAGTGTTCTCGTTGCACCAATGCACGAAAAAAAGGATTAGTCTTTGAAGGTATAACAATTCATAAAAAAAAGTATTGTGAGAATCATGATGGTCATCTTGGGTTTCCCTGTCCAGTGGATTCAGAGTGTTGGTCAGGATTTTTAAATTCACTTGATCTTGATCATCTGGACGGCGATCATCACAACAATACGCCCGAAAACGTAAAAACTTATTGTAAGTTATGTCATGGAAAAAAATCTCTGGAAAATGGAGATTGTAACAGCCATAAAGGATCAAGTAGGGTGATTGGATGAATGAAATAATATTAGGAGATTGTGAAGAGGTCCTAAAAACTCTTCATGAAGAGAGTGTGCATTTAACATGCACATCTCCTCCGTATTATAATGCAAAATCATATTCTGTTTGGCCAAATTATGAAGACTATCTACAATTTCTTGATAATGTTTTTCGACAGGTTTTTCGTGTAACTAAATCTGGAAGAATGTGTTTGGTCAATCTATCACCAGTGATTGTAGCAAGAGAATCCAGATCACATGAAAGTAAAAGATTACCAATCCCTTTTCATTTTTTTCATTTAATGGACAAAATGGGATGGAAATATATTGATGATATTATATGGTTAAAACCAGAAGGTTCATCTATTAATCGTAACGGTGGTTTCTTTCAACATAGAAAACCTGTGGCATATAAACCTAACATTGTAAGTGAAACTATATTTGTATTCCAGAAACCATCAGCTTTCTTGATTGACAAAGTTGTACGTTCATACGATGGAAAGATATTGGAAAAATCATTAGTAAAGGATGGGTATGAAAGATCAAATGTGTGGAAAATAAATCCAGAAACAAAATCAAAACATCTTGCGCCATACCCAAAAGAATTAAGTGATAAAATTGTAAAATATTATAGTTTTGTGGGAGATTTAGTTCTTGACCCATTTATGGGAAGTGGTACAACTGGAGTTTCTTGCGTAAATCTAAATAGGAAATATTTGGGGATTGAAATTCATCAAGAATATATTGACATGGCAAAAACCCGCATAGAGAAATCTATCGGATTAACGAGGTTTATGAATGACAACAATTGAACAAACGATTTTGACAAATCTGATATATAATGAACAATACACAAGAAAGGTGCTACCCTTCATCAGAGGTGATTATTTCTCTGACAGGACAGAACGAACTATCTTTGAGGAAATACAGAAGTTTGTAGATAAATACAATGACCTACCAAACCAGAACGCTCTAGAGGTGGAACTGGATAGTCGCAGTGACTTGAATGAGGATGATTACAAACGAGTATTATCAGTGGTCAAGGAGCTTGAGAAGGACGATAATGCGAACTTTGATTGGTTAGTAGAGACAACAGAAGATTTTTGTAAGGATAAGGCGGTATANAATGCAATTGTGGATGGGATTAAAATTATTGATGGAAAGGATAAAGCTAGAGGCGTCGATGCTCTTCCAAGTATTCTTACAGAAGCCTTGGCTGTTGGTTTTGATAACCGTATTGGTCATGATTACCTATGCGATGCAGAATCTCGCTTTGAGTTCTATCATAAGGTAGAGGAGAAGATACCATTTGATCTGGACTTCTTCAATCGTATAACCAAGGGTGGACTACCACAGAAGACACTGAACATTGCTCTTGCGGGCACTGGTGTTGGTAAATCTCTTTTCATGTGTCATATGGCAGCAAACTGTCTAAGTCAAGGTAGAAGCGTTCTATACATCACTCTAGAGATGGCAGAGGAGCGTATCGCTGAACGCATTGATGCAAACCTCATGAACATCTCTATAGATGACTTACACGAATTACCCAAGCAGATGTATGATGACAAGATGAAGGCCATTGAACAGAAGACCAATGGACAACTCATCATCAAAGAGTATCCTACTGCATCAGCACATAGTAATCACTTTCGAGGATTGATTAAAGAACTTGCCATCAAGAGGTCATTCAAACCAGATATTATATTCATTGATTATCTAAATATATGTGCATCATCACGATTTAAGGCGAATGGAAATGTCAATAGTTACATGTATATTAAAGCAATTGCAGAGGAACTTAGAGGCCTTGCAGTTGAGACTAATGTCCCTATTATGTCGGCTACACAGACCACAAGGAGCGGGTTCTCCAATAGTGATGTGGGGTTGGAAGATACTTCAGAATCTTTTGGTCTGCCTGCTACGGCTGACCTCATGTTTGCGCTCATTAGTAACGAAGAGCTTGACGAACTAAACCAGATTGCGGTGAAGCAACTCAAGAACCGATACAATGACCCTACCACCAA